GGTTATAAAGATAGGCCCAGCATGATCACGTATGGCACGTTGCGCGCAATGGTTTGGAAAATGCCTATCGTCCAGGCTATCGTGCAAACGCGCCTAAATCAAATGGCAGCGTTTTGCACGCCAGAGCATGATCCATACAAAATGGGTTTCCGTTTGGCCCTACGGGATATGGAAAAGGAACCGACCAAGGTCGAGATGAAATGGATTACGGATATGGAATCCATTTTGATGCGTACGGGCGTGACTGATAATATCCGAGGGCGTGACGGGTTCGAAGATTTCGTGCGCAAGGTGATGTATGATTCCTTGATACTCGACCAAATGACTTTCGAAATTGTCCCCAATAAAAAAGGGAAACCCGCCGAATGGTACGCGGTGGATGCCTCCACGATTCGGCTAGCTGATACCGCGACCACGCACATGAACGAAGATTTGAAAAAGGAAATTCGTTACGTCCAGATTTACGACGGGATGATCATTTCCGAGTATACCCAGGACGAGCTTTGTTTTGGTGTACGGAATCCACGTACTGATTTGCGTTTGTTCGGATACGGCGTGAGTGAATTGGAAATGCTAATACCAATTATCACGAGCCTGTTGTATTCGTTTCAGTATAATCAAAACTTTTTCACCCAGGGCAGCGCGGCGAAAGGTATTCTAAATTTCAAAGGGACGATACCAGAACGTCAATTGCAACAATTCCGTAGGCAGTGGTATAGCCAAATTAGTTCCGTAGCCAATTCATGGCGTACACCCATAACGAATAGCGAGGATCTGCAATGGATTAACATGCAGCAGTCAGCGCGTGATATGGAGTTCTCAGCGTGGATGGATTTCTTGATCAAAGTGACGTGCTCATGCTTTACAATTGATCCTGTTGAAGTCAATTTCCAATACGGTAACAGCGGGCAAAAAGCCTCTTTGGTAGAAGCGAGTAACAAAGAAAAAATCACAGAAAGTAAAGAGCGCGGTTTGCGGCCGCTAATGTCGTTCTTTACACGGTTAATGAACAAACATATTATTTGGCCTATCAACGAAGATTTTGAATTCCAATTTGTAGGCCTTGATTCCACTACTCGATCCGAAACAGCCGACTTGGCGACGAAACAAGTCAAGTCTTACAAAACTGTTGACGAGGTTAGAGCCGGGGAAGATTTACCGGCACTACCGGACGGGCAAGGCGAGATCATTCTTGACCCCGTTTGGATGCAAAAGCATATGGCGGCACAAGGCGGAATGGGCGAAGAGGGGGAAGAAGGCGGTTTCGGGGAAGAGCAGCAGGACGGCGAGCAACCCGAAGAGGGGGATCAAGGTGAAGAGGGCGGACCAAACGGAAAGCAAGTTGATTTTAAAACGCTCTTATCCCAGTACGAGGAAAACGACGAAGACGAGGAAATGCAAAACAGCCTGACGCGCAGTTGGGTAGTGGAGTTATAAGATGAGAATCAAACACAAAGTAAACGTGCGCATCGCCGACGACGCGGATTTCAAAAACTTTTTATTCGCGCCCGACGACGCGTTATCGGAAGTGATCATAGACGCGTATTACCGGCAAACTTCCGGTAAATTCAAAATTCTCATGAATACCGACGAAGACATTTCCCTTGGGGATATTGACGCGGTCAAGGGAATTTTTATCAAGGTGAACAAGGACGCCGTGGTGACGCTGAACGGGGGAGCGGAAACAATACAAATGCGAAGGTCTGGCGCTACTTCTTCCGATTACGCAAAGCTGTTTCTCGAGGCCGATATTTCAGCGGTGAATATCGCAGCGCCAGTTACGGAAGATTTGGAGGGGATTTTTTGCGCGTGGGGTGATACGGCGTAGCCAGGGGGATACATGCGTTTAGAATTGAAAGCAACCGAACGGGAGCTATCTGAAAAGTCTATCGAGATATTATCCGAATTGGAAACGTTGTTTCGAAGCGTGGCACCGGAAACGGCTGAGCTATTACGTAAAGCCATCCCAGACAAACAAGTCACGTTGCGTTACGCAGTGCTCCACGATTTGCATAAGCAGACAAGCGGGATTTACCGAGATCACATCGATAGAATGTTAGAGGCTATCGGTAAAGTAATGGACCGTAGCGTATGATTTCCCAAGACGTAATCAAACCAGGACAGATTTATTTTGACGTTACGGCTATGGATGGTTGGAGATACATTAGGGTGATACGCGTATTACCTACTCAAGTACAAGTAGAGTTTTTAGAACCAAAATCTTATTGGGGATTATCCAAGGGCGTATTGGATAAAAAAGAGATATTACAACGGTACAAACTAGCCGATTCTGGTATTTAGGGGTGATAAAATGTTGTTTACCGCCGCACAGTTGTTCGAGATAAAAGAAATCATAAAAGACTACCACGACGCGTTCATTATTAACGCGGTGGGAGACAAAGCATTACCAGAAGAGATCGTTAAGAGGCTAAAGGAAAAGGGATTAATCAATCCCCAAGTAAACTCTATCCAGGACGCGTATTTGTACGGACAAATTTTGTCCATGCTCGAGACTAAGCAAGTCGCGGATATGTCCTATTCGCAATTCAAAGCCTACGTAAAAAAGAATCCGGTACCGTTAACAATTGCGGAAAAGCAAGCGATACAGATGGCCACGTTGCACGCGGGCCAGTTTTGCCAGGGACTGGGAAACAAGGTGGGGGCCACGGTAGGCAGCGATTTAATCGAAGCGGATTCGAAATTGCGCGCACGCCTTGAAACAGATATTCGGACGGCGACCGCCGAAAATATTGTGAAGCGCGAAACTGTGAAGCAATTAAAATCTGATTTGGGTTGGAAAACAAAAGATTGGGCTCGAGACTGGGATAGGATAGCCGTAACGGAAAAACAAACGGCGATGCAAGAGGGCGTAGCGGACGGGATACGCAAAGACCACGGGGGCGAAGCGTGGGTATCGAAGATACCGCAACCTGGCGCGTGCGACAAATGCATCGATTTGCACATCGGGAAAGACACGCACCCTAGAATATTCAAGCTTTCAACCCTTGAAGCCAACGGAACAAATTTCGGTAAAAAGAAACCAGACTGGCAAGCGGTGGTAGGTACCGTTCATCCCCATTGTCAGTGTCAACTGGTCCGCGTGCCGAAGGGTTGGGGCTACGATGAGGAGGGGGATCTCGTACCAGGGGGAAAAGGTGGGAAGCATTACGAAGACGAAAAGGCCGTTACGAAAGCGTTACGTGCCGAGCAAAATTTGCAGAAAGCAATCCAGAATAACCGTAAAATAGCTTTCCAGGGTTTCCCGATTGCAATCGAACAGCCGGTAGGCTCGACCCGGACGTGGAGGACTCCCGAGGGGGAAACCGGGGAAACACGTTTCAAAATTGCCTACGGATTTATCGAGGGGACGCAGGGGATGGACGGCGATGAAATAGACGTGTTCATAGGGCCGGATCCGAGCGCGGAAAATGTCTACGTGATTGAGCAAAGAAATCGAAACACGGGAACATATGACGAATCCAAGTGCATGATGGGCTTTTCCAACGGTAGGGAGGCCGAGCTAGCTTATCGGAATCATTACGACAATCCCGATGAATTCATATTGTCTATCCAAGAAATGGATTTAGACCATTTCAAACGATGGATAGCCAACACGAGCCCGAAGAAGGGCGAAATGGGCAAGGCGGACGTTCGGTTTGTTCTCCCAGTCGAGGATCGTCTTTTGAAAGCTGGCAAGGTCGGCGGAAAATACATTCGCCGAGTGCCCTATACGGACAAGAACGGGAAAAGGCGATATCGATATTTTTACGCCGAATCCGCCATAGCTCGAGACGTACAGGCCGGGGAAACAATTCGATTAGGCGGTGACCTAATCCAAGTCGAAAAAGTAGATCCGAACGGCACCGTGCACTTGCGCTCGCGGGATCAAACCCTGGCGGTGAAGGGCCACCAATGGGCCACGTTCGTTTCAGAATTCTATGGCCAGGCCTATTACAAGTGGGCCGAAAAACGGGCGATGCAGTCTGTCAACGCGGTGTTGCAGCACGTACCCAAGGAAATGCTGGGGGAGTTAAAGGGGGCTACGGATAAGGCGCGCCTTGCCGATCTGAAAAAGCGCGTGCCGGACGTTTACGAGAAGTTGCAGAAATCTTTTGCTCGTGCCGGGGTGAATCCGTTTAGGGCAAAACAGGTCATCGGGGCCTCGCTCGAGCGAAAAGGGTGGGAGCCGGAAGCCAGGGCGGCGGTCATCGGCGACGTGATAACCAAGCGAAACCAGGATTACCGCACCACGATTAGGGCGGCGGAAAATCTCGCCGGGGGGAAGATTGTAAAGCTCGGCCATGTCGCAGCGGTAACGGAGATCAGCCGGGAGATACGAGCGCCCGAACCGGAGCCGGAAAAGAAACCTGTTAGAAAACCGGTGAAGGGAAAGAAGAGGGCGAAAGAAAAGCCTAAAGAAGCGGCCAAAGAAACGGCCAAAAAAGACCCCATCGCCGAGGTTGCTACGAAAGCCGAAAAGGAAATCGCGAAGCTTAGCGCGTTGCTCGAGCAAGCGAGGGGAAGCGGCACGGCCGAGGACGCGGCGCAAACTCTGGCGACCGCTCTTTCGAGCACGGCGATCCAAAAGCTTTTGCTAATCGCGAAGGCGTTCCCAGGCCTCGCAGACAAGGCGGTGGAACCGGCCAAAGAGATCATGCTCCAAGTGCCCAGCGTGGCCACCACAAGCGAGCCAAAAGACATGGGTAGTTCCACCACGGTTTACGTCGCGGGCGAGGGAGGACAGGCCAAGGGCCTTACGGCGCGATACAAATTGATGGAATCCGACGACGTGATCGCGAGCCACGATCCACGGTCGTTCAGTCAGCGTAAAGACTATCCCGAGGGCGTCCAGGAGCGCGCCTACCATCGCGACAAATCCGAGCAAGCCAAGGTCATGCGTAACGCTCAAAAGCTATCGCCGGAGTTTGTGATCAATACGAATCCCGACGCCGTGAATGGTCCGCCTATCATGGGCAAGGACGGGGTAGTGCTCGGTGGAAACTCCCGAACGATGTCAATGCAATTGGCCTACGCTAGGCATCCCGAGAAGGCCACGCAGTTACGTGAATATTTAAACAGTCATGCCCACGAAGCGGGGTTCTCGACGGAAGACGTGAAACAGTTCAAAAACCCAATACTGGTAAGGGTGATTGACGAGGGCGGGCAGACCAAGGAAGACAAGCAGCTACTCGTACGGCAAATGAACGAATCGTTTACCCAGTCAATGGATCCGAGAACTATGCAAGTGGCCATGGGCCGGAAATTGACGGATCAAGCGGTTGAGGCTTTGGGCGATACGATGCAAGCGGATGAAACGCTAAACGCGTTCTTGGTTACGAATAGGGCGAAACCGTTTATCGATGAATTGCGAAACGTGGGGTTGATTGACCAACGAAACGCTAACCAGTATTTCGACAAAAAAGGGAAGCTGAACGCGGATGGTAAAACCCTGGTTTCGCGTGTCCTGGTAGGTCGGGCGATAGGTGACGCCGATTTATTGAGCGCCACGAAACCGTCAATAATAGAAAATATGGCGCGTGTTGTACCGTACATGGCGCAAGCCCAAAAGAACGGAAAAGGGTACGATTTATCGAAGGATCTAAACGTCGCGCTCGACGCCTATAATTCCCTCCAATACCGCGTGGATTCGGGAACGATGCCCGCGCTTAAAGCAGACATGCCAGCAACCATGTTCGACAAGTTGTTTTCCCAGCAGGAGATGTTCGGCGAAGCGCATCCCGTCACGCAGCAACCAAGAGCCATGGGGTTGCTCGAAGTGTTGATCCGAAGGCCGGGGAGCACGCAGATCACGAATGTGTTTCGGGATTACGCGGATCAAGCGGCGCAAAATCCCGAAGGACAAGCGGGGATGTTTGCCGCGCCGAAAACACCCACCGAGATTTTTAACGAAGTGGTTCAGCGTCAATTGAAAACTAAAGAGGCGAAACCTCCAGGGGGGAAAGAGCCTGACGAAACAGCGGCGAGTTTATTTAAAAGCGTCGAACGTAGTCTCGTACTCAGGCAACCGTCATTCGCGCTCGACAATCTGAGAAAGGCCGGGCCTTTCATTGGTCCACGAGGTGGTAAATGGGCGGATGCAAAGCATACAATACCGTGGAAGGAAGAAAAGAGTTTTCCCAGTAAAAGCGTTAATGGAAAAGTAGCGATGGTAGAGGTTTCGGGGATGGGCAAAGTTTGGGCGGAAAAAGTAGACGGTGACGATACTTTCCCCCCTGCTATTGCTTCTTATAAAGTGATTGACGGTTGGTTAGCGTATAAAGGACGTGACGGTTCACGGGGTGTTATCGTCGGCACGAAAAACGAATTAAAAAAATGGATGTCAGACGTCGGCAAGGAAACTAAAGCGCATCCCGATGTTGAATTAAAAAAATGGGTTCCTGAAATGGGGGGCGCGGAACGGATAGATAAATCGAAACAGATAGCCGATAAAGCCCAAAAAGTTTTTGGTTTGTCAAATCACCCAATAGAGTTTTTAGCGGACAATGGTTCTACCGGGGGATCGCATCACCCAGACAAAGCACTAGTTAAAAATGCGCATAAAGACGAGCAAATAACATTTTTCGGCAAATTAAGCGGGATTAATTATCACGCCGGATCGCATACAGTAGCGCATGAACTAGCGCACGCGGCTTTTAGTAAAGATCCAGAGGCAGGGCACAAAGCGATTAAAGCAGTAAAAGATTATAAAGAAAAACATGGTGCCTTAACAATGTATCACAGTTTAACGGATGATCATGAAGGATTAATGGAAGCGGCCGCGTTGTACGTAAATGATCCTAAGTCGTTTAAAAACAAAGCGCCGGAATTGTATCAAAGTGTTGACGGTTGGATAAATGGCTTAAAAAAAGCACTGGTAATCGGGGATCTTGAAAAAGCCGGTGGTCCGTTTTATGGTCCACGAGGGGGGAAATGGGCGGATTCTGCGCATACAATACCGTGGAAGGAAGAAAAGAAAAAACCTGTACGAAAGCAAATGTCCTTTGATTTTAGCGCTGAGAAACCAAAGCCTAAAGAGAAAGAAAGTAGCGGGCCGTACGCGTACGGGATGCGATATAGACCGCCCCAAATAGGCGCGGTTCCTAATTACGAATACAAAGTAAAAGAGCATAAAGACTTTAGGCACGGGGTTATTATTTACAATAAGCCATTAACTAAGGAGGAAATTAGATCATACGAGCTAACACCTTTGCTCGATAAGAAAGAAATAGACGCACGTATAAATAAGGTGGTTTCCAAATTAAACGAATACCGCGATGATTACTTAGAGGATTTAGAAGACGATCCTAAATTTGCCGAACAAACCATAAGGCAAGCGTGGAGTGAGTTAGGCCCAGGCCACGTGGACGATTTAGACAAAGTAGTGTCTGACGTTATCAATAAATTCAAAGGTCCAGTTGGTAAGAAAGCAATAGATATAATAGTGCATGAAAAAGTTGGGGCGGGGGGACGAGATCCGTTAAAGTATTTCATTACAGACGAACGTGAAGACAAAGTAAAGTTATCAAGGTTCAAGGATAGTGAATACGGGCCATGGGTTCCTAAAGAATCATTGAAGCATTTGAAAAACGATTTAGAGGGAAAAGTTGATTTACCCAAATCAGGCCGGTCTGATATTGACGCCGTGATAACAGGCAAGGCTCAATTTCTAGGCAAGGGTGACGACGGTTTAGCTTTTAAGGTAGGCGACAAAATAGTGAAGGTATCAACAACGGTCCCGTATCAGCCGGATAACGCAGGGCACTTGACGCCTAAGCAAGCAATAGAGCGATTAAAAAAACAGGTAGAAGTCAGTAACGAGTTATCAGATATAAAGGGGATACAGCGATCCGAATTCGTGGTGCACGGGGATAAGGGATTCCAAATAAAAGATTGGGTAGAGATACCTAAAAAATTTACACGAGAGCAATTAGACGAAATACAAAAAACTGTTGCAGAAGTGCATAAGCGCGGATACGCAATAAAAGACGATATACAAGCGGGCTTAGATACCCAAGGCAATCCAGTTTTATTTGATGTAGGCAAGGCGGGAAAACAATCGAACAACACGGGTGTTTATTCAGACGAATACGGGGATATAGACAATTTAAAAAGGTTGTATCGTGACAGCGGTGAGGCTTTTGTTAAATTGGGTGTGAGCGATGCTATGCGATATTGGCAAGAGTTCGAGGGTAGCATTGATAGCTTTGTGCATGGTCCGGGCGGTAGTGGGGATTATGCGCGGCATCGATTAAAGCGTATAGTAATTATGCGGGAAAAAGAAATTAGAGCGCAACACAAAGGCAAAGACTTAGAAAAAGAGTTAAGACATTTACGTTTTGAAACAAAGAGTTTAGAGCTAGAAATAAAGCATAGCGAAAAACACGCAACTAAGAGCCTTGTTAAAGCCGGACCGTTCATAGGCCCTCGAGGTGGTAAGTGGGCGGATGCGAAACATACGATACCCTGGCACGAAAACTTGCCCGAAAAGGAAATAACAGAGGAAGCGCACGACGCGGTAAAAGAGGAAGTAATAGAAGCGGCCAATAGAGCAGTAGGCGCAGGAGCGGACGTAAAAAGTTTGCGATATGTTGGCGCAGGGGGAGAAGGAATCATTTTTCGAGAT